GCGGCTGCTACTGTGGCAACCGGGATACGCGGCATCCCGGTAAACGTCGGAGCGGTCGCAAAGACGGCCGATCCGGTGCCCGTCTCGTCGGTAAGCATGAGCGCAAGGTTGGCCGACGTCGGCGTGGCGAGGAACGTAGCCGCGCCAGTACCCAGCCCCGACACGCCCGTCGAGATGGGCAGGCCAGTGCAACTGGTCAGCACGCCTGAAGCCGGCGTGCCCAGCGCCGGGGTCACCAACGTGGCACTGGTGAACAGCAGCGCATTGGTCAACTGCTTGGTAGTGCCACCCTGCACGATGGGCAGGATGTCCGTTGTAGCAGACGAGGTGGCAACCGGCAGTGCCGAGATCTTGATATCGGTCATCAGTAATTCCCGGCGAAGATGTTAAACCGCTGGCGGGTGCCGACGATGCTGTAGGGCAGCGACATGATGTCGTCAGGGTTATTGATGCGCTTGAGATCGCGCTTCGACGACATTGCAATGCGCTTGACTTGGAGCGACGGCTCGACGCCAAACTCTGGCGCAAACTCGCAAGCCAGATTGTAGCGGAACGCGCGCAGATAGCCTGGCGGAAACAGGATATCGGTGGCAAGTGTAGCCGGCTGGTCCAGCGCCGCTGCCGAAATGAAGTGCCATTCCAGCACCTTGGTCGGCACCGGGTAGATGTGCATGTCGATGTTGGGGAAGTTGGTGTTGATCCACATCACCTGCGGGTACGTACTGGTCACGGTCTTGACCGCGATACCATCGTACTGCTGCTGGTTGATGATCTTGATGCCGAACGAGATGCCGTTAGCTGGGTCGATAAAGTAGGTCGCGTCGTCCATCAAAACGGGGCGGACACCTACAAAATCACCGCTCGGCCCCAGCGTACGGCTGATGTAGCCCGGCAACCAAGAGAACGTCTGTTCCAGCGTGGTGAATGTCGCCAGTTTCTCAGTGCCCCAGCTATCAATCATCTGGTTCATGGCGAACAACGCGTCTTGCGACGTAGCCGCCGACGGCGTCTCATCTTCTGCCAGCACGCCCAGCAGCCGCAGGGAGCCGTTGATGATGTCGCCGGCAGTGGTTGCCATATCAGACCTCGGGGGTTGTGGTGCGGCGCTTGCGCGTCTTCACAATAGCATTATCTGCGGGCGCTTCGACAGCATCTTCTTCAGCAGTGGGATCAAACCGTTCCCAACCGTTTTGCTCGTCGTACTGGGCTTCCATGTCAATGCTGGCGACCTTGGTGCCGTGCGTGGGATGGCGGAGGTAGATAGGCATGTGGTTCTCCAGATGAGTGGGGGCGGCTCGCGCCGCCCCCAGCCATATTAGACGATACGGTAGGCCGTCCAAGCCGCGTCGCCCGTGCGGACAAAGCGGATCTGAGCCGACGTGCCGTCATTGACCGTGGCAGAACCGGCGAGGGTAATGCCCGTGCCTGCGACGATTGTGATATCGCCTGAACCAGTGCCCAGGTTGACGATGACGAGGTCAAACGTCGAACCAACCTTGGCGTTGGTCAGCGTGGCGTCGATCAGCGTGCCGGTCGGCAGCGTGTAGCTGGCGGCAGACGTGCTGGGGTTGGCCGAGAGAATGCCGGCAGTGATCTGCGCGACAGTCAGGGTGGCAGTGGAGGTGGCGGTGGCAACGGTGCCCTGATCGCCAAGCGTCACTTCCGCGAGATTGCCGTCACCAATCTGGTAACCGCCGCCTACAGAGGGGAGAGCCATGATAGTACCTTTCCTAAAATGGGATTAACCCCAGAGACGAACGGCGGCGGCGGGACGGATCGCGTTGAACCCGTACAGCACGTCGATACGGCAAGGCATCCGGTCGTTGTTGATGTCGTACTGACGAACGATACGAAGGCTGATGCCGTTGTGAACCTGGCGCGAGGCCATGTCCACACCCTGCGGAAGCAGAAGATCTGCCGTGGCAAACGCGATTGCGTCCTTCTGGTAGATCAGGTTCTGCGGGTACTGGGTCGAGGCCGCACCAACAAAGGTGACCGCCGCGTTGTCCGCCGGGAACGAGTCCACGGTAGCCAGAGCGTTGGTCGGGGTGTAGATCGCCGGGGAGATCGACACAGTCGCCCAAGCGCCAGACGATGCCGTGGCGTCAGCCGTGGCAACGAACTGCTGCAAGGAACCCGTGGACTGACGGGTCTGCGGGTTGACCGCGTACACGTTGGCAATGGTGAACACGTCACCCTGCTTGATTGTGGCCGAGCCGGTGCCGCCGTCGATGGCGATGGTGGTCGCGCCCTGCGTGCTGATCGCGCCGTTGACGAGGATCGTGTCCGACGTGGAACGCGAGCCGGTCGTGTGGTTGCTGATGGACTGCGACATTGCAATCTCATTATAGCCCAACACGCCCTGACCCATCATGCCGGCCTTGAACTGACGGCTGATGGTGTCCACGGGGTTGAACAGGCCCTTCATGCCCTCGACCAGACCGGCGTTGGCAGCCGGATTGACGGTGGCGTAGCGCGGGTCCATGGGGACGGCAAACTCGTTCAGCTTCTGCTGGCCCTGAAGCAGGACGAGCGAGGTGCTGGGGGTCGTGCCGGGGGTGCCGACAGTGTTGTAGATACCCTTGTAGGCATTCGCCAGATCAGCATCGACGCTGCTGGCAAGCTGCGAAACGCGGGGCTTCAGCACACGCTCGGCAAAGTCGTCCAACTGCATCGTCAGTTCTGCTGACGTAAAGTTGACGCCGATGTGCTTCTGCGAAGACACGGTCAGGGTCGTGTACTGTTCGTTGTCGTCCTGCACCTGAAGAGCGGCACCGTCAGTCACCAGCGCGCGGTCAGGCAGGCGGATGCGGAGGGTGGAGCCGATCTTGGCGCCCTCGACGGCAAAGCTGTTGTCGTACTGGCGGTTGACGTTGCGGGTCAGCACCAGGTTGTTCTCAAAGATCTCCAGAGCCTTCCTGGTGATCATGTCGATAGTAAGAATCGAATTGGACATGGATGCCTCCTAGGGGCAATCAGCGGCGGTTGGCTGCCTCGTACTTCCTGATCTGGCGCTGCCGCTCGGCTTCAATCCACTCCGACGTAGTCATCGATTTGATGCTACGCGGGTCTGTGGTGTCGTACGAGTTGGACCCAGTGGTCCTAGCAGTCACCGGAGCAATCGGCGCCGGGGCGGTGGATGTGCGCTTGACCGGCGGGTCGGAGACAAGTTTTGCCTCCAGTCTGCCGATCTCTTTAGCCTGAAGCAGAACAGGCAGACGGGCGATACGGTCGGCTTCTTTCGGGTTGGTACCGAGGTAATAGATTACGTCGGGGCCAATGTCAGAAGCCTGGATCGTCTGGGCCATGGCGTCCGTGACGCGGAGGTTGGGGTTGTAAGCGACTTGCTCGAAATCGTCGTACTTTACCCGCGCCTCTTCCTCACGGTCGTGGTAGGCATCCAGAACAGCCGTTTGCTGCTGTACCGCGTCCCGGCGGGCCAATAGTTCCTGTGCCTTCTGTTCTGCCATAGCCTCGGCATAACTCTGTGCATCAGCGAAACTATCAACCGGCGGAAGCGGTGCAGGAGGAGCGACCTCGACGGCCCTCCGCGACTGCTCTCGTTCCCATTTACGCTGCTCTCGCGCGAGCCGCTTGGTGACAATAGCGTCCAACTCTTCCTGAGTGAACGACTTGCCATCCTCTTGCTCGCCCGGCGTAACTACAGGCTCAGGCGCCGCCGTGGCTTCCTGACCCGACGTGGTGTTAATCACGTCATTGGAGTTCTCGTCCATCGTTTACTCCCCAGGCTATCCGGCCTGTCGGTTAGGCATACGCAATAGTCGCTTTAGGGGTAGTGCCCCCAAGAACAACGTACAAGCCCTTGTTGAAGTAAAGCCCGTCATCCCCGCCAGTGAATATGTAAATGCCGGGGGTGGCGGGGGTGAAAGTAGCAATCAACGTGGTGCCGGATGTTGAACCGGCATCAGTGTCGTAGACCGCCACTGTCGGGCTGGTGCCGGAACTGACAAAGATGCTCTTCAGCTTGCCAGCACCAACCTTGATCTGCGCCGTAGCAGTGATATGCGTATAATTTGCCATGTCAGGCTCCTACGACAGAAAGCGAAGTTTGTAAAGAGTTGACAGGTACAACTCTATGATGTTGTCAACGAGGTTGTGCAGCGCCGTGTCCGTCTTGGGGATCACGTCGTACCGGGTGGCCTCGATCTCGTCCAACTGCCCTTGCAGGAAATCGACGACATTTGATGTGGTCTTGGCCGAGTGAAGCGTGATCGGCCCCAGCAGCCCGTACCGGCCCTGATACGCCTCGGCCAGATCGTCTGTCCGCTCGATGATGCCCTCGTAGAACTTCTGCAACGCCTTGTGTTTGGCATAGCTGCGGGTGTTGAGATGGACCGAGTGCGTGACGTCGCGCGCAAGGAAGAACAGCCCGATAAAATCAGCACACTTCATCACATGGCTCCTTGCGGGGGCATCATCTGGCCTTCTGGAGGCATCATCTCACCCTCTGGGGGCATCATCTGGCCTTCTGGGGGCGTCATCTGTTCTGGCGAGGGCGGCATCTCGGGCTGCATCTCTTCCATGCCCGGCATCCCGCCTCGGCCCTGCATGTTGCCGACGATGTCGCCAGTGTCCATGGCAGCGTGCAGGGTGCCCATGACAATGTCTTGGATCTGTTCTGGCCCCAAAGAGTTCTGGACCAGCGCGATACGCTTTGTCTCGGCATCGTACGCCTTGACTTGGGCCTCGAACTGCTTGACCGACGCGTCCTGCGCCTCGATGGACTTGCTAGCGTTTTGCAGCATCTGGTGCATCTGGTCCATTTCCTTGCCCATGGCGTCCATCTGCTGCTTGGCCTGCTGCATCTCGGGCGACTGGTCCTCGCCCGCCATAACCTTGGGGTCAATGATCTTGGCAAACCGTGCCGCCATTTCCTGCGCGCCCGGCCAATCCATGTTGCGGATGAACAGATCGCCGGCCACGCTCCACAGTTCTGGGTTGCTCTGAAGCAGCATTTGCATGGCGTCGAGAGCCTCCTGCCGCTTGGTCATGTAGCCAGGGCCGGTGGTGACGCACACGTCGTAGACGCCTACGGTCGGGTTGTAGATCTTCTCCAGCACGATGCCGTTCTCGTCGGTGATCTTCTTGACCGCCTCGGGCTGGGACGGGTTGATCTTGACCATGTCCACGTCGCCGTCGAGGCCGATAATGCGGGCCACGCGCTGCGTGTCGTAGATCTTGGGGATCATATCCACAAGCTGCCGGGCAACGTACCGAACGGCGCGGGCAAGATTGTCCACATAGTGGTAAGTGCCTGTGTCACCTTGCTTCTCGCGGGCCAGAATGGCCTTGCCAGAGCGTTCATTGCCCTGCTGGCCCAGACTGGCGTCGTACTGGCCGGTGGTGGCCTTGATGTCCTCGCCAGCACCCATTTTTGCCTGTATCAGGCCGGTCTGGGCAAGCGGCGGGGCAGCGCGCTGCGGAAGCGGCATACTGCCTCCTTGACCGTCTGTGACGTCAGGATTGACCTCTAGGTAAGGCCAGTTGGTCGTATTGGCGGTCTTCCACTGCTGTTCGTAGCCCTCAAACTGGCCGCCATAGCCAATAAACGGGGCCTTGGGGGCCAATGCCAGCATCTCTGCTTCTTGGCTGACCCAGTAGTTGTACATGCGCTGGGCGTCTTTGGCGTTGCGGATCAAGCCCGAAACATACAGCCGGCCATCGACCTCGAACTCGTTGCCGACGACGCGCACGATGGGGATGTACTTGCCTGCCCACTCGCGCTCTTCCAGCACCTCGTAGCCGTTGGTCTTTACCCACATGACCCGCTTGCGGTCTACGCGCCGGGTGCGGACAGGCTTGCCGAACATGGCCTTTAGCTGCTTGTCCTTGGGCGTGCCTTGGAAAGCCGTGATGTTGTCGGGGTACAGGTGCAGCGTGTCGGGCTTGTGTTCGTGGTAGAAGTATTCCGCGATGCGGATCGTGTCTTCCGACACCCATTGGGCCATAGACTCGTCGCCCACGCTCTGACTGAGCATGGAACTGACCGGCGATGCGTCGGGGAACTCGCGCTCGTAGTCGGTCTTGAGCATGTCCTCAGTGACAAAGCACCATTCCGCGTCGGACCCACAGGGATCTTGGATCATGGGGTCCATGTAGACCGAGAACGAGTTCCGCACCCGGCCGATCTTGATATCCTGGTCGAAGCTATCCTCGTAGCAGTATTCGGTCAGGACGCGGATGTAGCCCTCACCGAACGTGACCTGATTGTCGCACGCGGTGTCGTAGGCCACGTCAGCGTCTGACAGGTACTCGATGTGCCGGATCATCCCGTTGAAGATCTCGGCAACCTCAACGTCACCCTTGTCGTCCGCCGGAATGACCTTGCCGGTGGGCCGGTTCTGCCGCTGTTCGTTCGTGACCTGTCGGACGTGCTGCGGCAGCTTGTTGATGGTCAGGCACGGGCGAGCGTTGATCGTCTGGCCCTGAACAGACCCGCGCGTAGCCAGCACATCAGCCGGCCACTGCCACTGGTTGTCGGGGCTGCCAGCCATGAACCGGAGGTCATCCAGTTCATCTTCACGGCTCTCCGAATACGCGGAGATAGCCATTGTGAAGCGGCTACGCATGGTGTTGAGCATGTCCTTGCGGTCACCACCGCCAGACACAACACCCGCTGATGCAACGTCGCTCGCAGCCATTACTTGCCCTTCTTGGGTGTCATGGCGCCGCGCTTGGTGGCGTAGGCAATCGCAACTGCCTGCTTCACCGGCTTGCCCGCCATGACTTCAGCCTTCACGTTCTTGCGAAACGCGTTCTTGCTGGTCGATTTCACCAACGGCATCTTACTGACCGTGGATGATGGCGAAGTTGATGACGACGGCTTCTGACAACGACGTAGAAGCAGTCATATTGCGGAGCGTAATAACGGCTGACCCTGCGGCCAGACTGCTGACATAGACCGTGTACGCCGCTGCCGTGCCTACGTCCGACACGTTGACGACAAGCACGTCTTTGACGCTAATCTGGCTGTTGGTCAGCGTGAAACTGACCGCCGTGGCGCCTGCAAGCGCTGCGCCGTTCATCGTGATGCGGCCCGCGCTCTTGTTGAGCGTCACGCCAGTGGACTTGCTGGTCGCCTGCGTCACGGTACCCTGCGCGGCGCTGGTGTAGCCCAGTTCCGTGCTTGCGTAAACGGCGGCTGCGGTAACGGTATCTGCGCCGGTGATGTCCTGATCAGCGTAGGCTACGCCGATGGGCTTGGTATTTGCCATTTTACGATTTCCTTGGTTTTGCCGTCTTGGCGGAGTCTTTGAACGCTTTCGCGGTGGGGGCGCCCTTGGCCCCCGGCTTACGCATTGTTTCCTTGGAACCGGCTGCAATACGGTCCTTCTTGGCGTTGATGTTGGCGTACAGACCTGGCTTCATTTGCAGTTCCACCGCTTGAGAGACGCCGCTTTGCGGGTCGGTTGGCCTTTGTCGTCCTTCATTGGCCCCGGCATCCCCGACATTCGCGCGCAAAACGAGGCTTTGCGGCCTGCGTCGGCCTTGGTCTTGGGGTTGGGCGCTGGCGCCTTGAGATTAGCGTTGTTCTTGGCGTTGTACGCCCTGCGGCCTGCCTCGGTCATGCCCGCACCCTGAGACGTAGGCTGATAGTGCGCGTTTTTACCCTTTGTGGTACGCGCAATAGGCTTGTCGGCCATCTAAGACCCCATCCAAGACGTAGAAATCCCTGACTGAGAATAAGAGCGGGTCTGGGCCTTGTCAACGCGTTCTCTGTGTGCGACGGGAAACGCGAAAGTAACGGCTATAGCGTCGGCGGCGTCCGGGGACGCTAGCCCTCGGCTTTTCATGTCTTTCTTGCTCTCCAAGAAGAGGGTGCCACGGCTGTCGGGCTTGGACATGGGGCCAATGAGATCCGATTTCAGGTACCTGTCCTCGGGGATGCTCGCTGTCTTCAGCCATTCACGCATTGCTCCCCACA